CGGCAATCGATTACACGCCCGGCAGCGCCGTGGCGGCCGGGGACGTGGTGGTCCTCAGCGGCCTGATCGGCATCGCCAAGCAGCCCATCGCGGCCAGCGTCTTGGGCGCCTTGGCCGTCACGGGCATCTTCGACGTGGTCAAGGCCCAGGAGGCCTTCGCCACCGTCGGGGGCAAGGTCTACTGGGACGCCGACGGCGATCCCTACGGCGGCACGGCCGGGACCGGAGCCGCGACGGCGACGGCCTCGGGCAACACCTTCCTGGGCTTCGTCCTGGTTGCAGCCGCCGAGACGGGTTCGACGGTGCGCATCCTGCTCGTTCCCTCCGCCGCAGCGGCCGAGACGCTGGGCCTGGGGGACCTCTCGGACGTGGGAGCGGTGCTCTACACGGCCGGGCGGATCCTCGTTGCCGACGGGGACAGCTTCGAGGACGTGGCGGTCTCGGGCGATGCGACACTGGCTGCCGACGGGACGCTGACGCTCAACGACGCCCACGCCGAGCAGCTGGCGATCATCCGCGTCGAGGACCTCGCCGCCGGGGCCGACATCAGTGCCCGGCCGGTGTTCGTCCATCCCCGGGCGGTGACGCTCGTATCGGTCGGCATCCTGACCGAGGGCGCCCCGGCGGATGTGGACGACTCCAACACGGCCGTTGTGGCCCTGGCCGACGATGGGAGCAACGAGATCGTTTCCAAAACGTACGACGCGGGCACGCAGCCGCCGAGCAGCGACTACGAGGACCTCGGCACACCGGATGCGACGCACAAGGCTCTGGCAGCCGGGGAGCACGTGACGCTCTCGGTGACGCAGGGAACCACGGCGGACCTGCCCGCGTTCTCGGTGATCCTGCGGTACATCCCGACCAACGCGGCCTGACGGGTGAGTGATGACGGACGTGCTCGAGCAAGGCTCGGCGTGGCTGGATGAGCATCGGATCGCGCACATGTCGCGGACGGTGACCTATGTCCGCGACGCGCTGTCCGTGGATGTCTCGGCAGCGATCGGACGGACGGTCTTCGAGGTCGCCGACGCCCACGGGATCATCGAGCGGGTCGAGTCGCGGGACTTCCTGATCCCGACCGAGCAGCTCGTGCTCGCGGATGTGGAGACGCTGCCGCAGCGCGGCGATCGGATCCGCGAGTCGGCCGGCGGAGCCGTGTACGTCTACGAGGTCATGGCGCCGGGTGCCGAGCCGCACTACAGGTTCTCGGACCCGTACCGCAAGACGCTGCGGGTACACACGAAGCACGTGGAGACAGAGGACGCGTGATGAACACGGCACAGATCATCTTCGGCGTCGCGGCGGTCCTGCTGGGCGGCGGCGTCCTGACCGGCTCGGCGTGGTGGGTGATCTCCGGGGTATTCAACCTGCGGAGCCGCCTGGTGGCCCTGGAAGGTCAGATCGAGCTGTTGAAGACCGAGATCGACTCGATCCACACTCGCTGCCACGGTCGCGAGGTCTGGCTGCGGGAGATCGCCTCCACCATCAACCGCACGGACAAGAACGTCGTCAAGCTCGCCGCCAAGCTCGACGTGGAGATCGAGGAGTAATGTCGAAGATCGCCGACATCGCGCAGGCCGTCACCGACGAACTGAACGCCGGGAGCTTCTCGCAGGCCTTCACGGCAGAGCGGAAGTACGTGCCCATCTTCGAACTGAAGGACATGGCGGAGCTGCACGTGACGGTCGTCCCCAAGGGCCGGGAGCTCGAGACCGCCGCGAGGACGATCCCGCAGGAGGACGTCCAGATCGACATCGCCGTCCAGCAGAAACTCGCTGACGCGGCCACGGAGTCCGAGCAGATCGACGCGCTGCTGACGCTCGTCGAGGAGATCGGCGCCCACTTCGCGCGCCAGTCCCTCGCGGACACCGGCGCGATGTGGCTGCGGACGGAGAACGTCCCGGTCTACGACCCCGAGCACCTGCGCGAGATGCGGCAACTGACGAGCCTCCTGACGCTGACGTTCCGCGTGATCGGAGAGATTTGAGATGGGGTATGCCAGGCGACATATCGGCTCGGTCGACGTGATGATCGACGACGACACCGGCGCGCTGCTGGTCAAGATCGGCGACGCCGAGTTGTCGGTCGACGTGGCGGACGTGGACGTGACCGCGATCGTGGACGGCATCGCCAACGGCAAGACGCAGGCGGACCTGGAGACCGTCCTGCAGTCGATCCTGACGAAGCTGTCGGGCGATCCGGCTACGCAGACGACACTGGCCGCGGCGCTGTCAGCGATCCAGAGCAACGGCAGCGGGCAGGCGACGGAGAGCACGCTTCAACTCGTCAACGACGCGGTGCAGGAAGCCGTGCCCGAGCACCAGGGCAACGCCCGCCCGCTAAGGTCGATGCTGCGTGTGATCGCTGATGCGTCCTCGGCGTCGAGTTCGAGCGGCCAAGCTGCGGGCATCGCGACCGTCCTGCTGTCCGAGCAGTCGCGCCCCTACATTCAGGCGAAGGTCCAGGCCGTCAAGCCGAGCGAGGTCGCGGGGAGCAGCAGCTCGAGCAGCAGCTCCAGCTCCAGCTCCAGCAGTTCGTCTAGCAGCGCAGCCCCGAGCAGTTCGAGCAGCTCCGAGGCCGAGGCCGAGTTCCCGCTGGGCGACGCACTGCCCGGCGTGAACACGGGCAACGTCTACATCTGGGCGAAGACGGACCCGATGAACGCTGCGTGGGTGCTCGCGCCGGGCGAGGCGCTCGAGCTTCCCCCCAACGCGGACCTGAGCGACTACGGCTTCGCCGTGGCCACCGACGGAGACGGCTGCGTGGTGCTCTACACCGAGGGCGAAGATGCGACAAGCAGCAGTTCCAGCAGTAGCAGCAGCGCATAGCGGCAACCCCGCAGCGACAGGAGAACGACATGGCAATCAGTGCCCGAGCACGAAAACGCGTCGCCGACCGGCTGGTAAGGCTGAAGGCAAGGCGGACGGCACTGCGGGCCGAGTACCGAAAGAAGCTCGACCCGCTCAACGTGCAGATCGCGGATGAGAAGGCCGTCCTCGACGCGGTCACGCCCGAGGTCCCGGAGCAGCCGGAGCAGCCCGCACCGTAGGGAACCATGAAGAAGCTGATCCTCACCAACCGGCAGTCGCCTGGCGACGTGGTAATGCTGACGGCGGCGGTGCGCGACCTCAAACGCGCGCATCCCGACTGGCAGATCGACGTGCGCACGGCGGCGCCTGCGCTGTGGGAGAACAACCCGCACCTGACGGAGATCGCGGACGACGATCCCGACGCCGAGCACATCAAGTGCCAGTACCCGCTGATCCACCGGAGCAACAAGCTGCCGTACCACTTTATCCACGGCTTCCGGAAGTTCCTGGAGGGCAAGCTCGGCATCTCGATCCCCCAAGGCCCGTTCAGCGGCGACATCCACCTGTCGGATGAGGAGAAATCGTGGACGAACCAGGTCGAGGAGACCTTCGGCCACAAGGGCGACTTCTGGATCATCGTGGCGGGCGGGAAGTTCGACTTCACCGCGAAGTGGTGGTCGCCCGCGTACTACCAGGAAGTCGTCAACCGGCTGGCCGGAAAAGTGCAGTTCGTCCAGTGCGGCGAATCAAAGCACTGGCACCCGCCGCTGGAGGGCGTACTGAATCTCGTCGGCAAGACCGACCTCCGCCAGTTCGTGCGTCTGGTCCATCACGCCGCGGGCGTGATCTGCCCCGTGACGATGGCCATGCACCTGGCGGCGGCGGTTCCGACCCCGCCAGGACGGCTCATCAACCGCCCCTGCGTCGTGATCGCCGGCGGCCGCGAGCCTACCCATTGGGAGGCCTACCCGGCCCATCAGTTCCTCCACACGGTGGGGGCTCTGCCGTGCTGCGAGAAGGGCGGCTGCTGGCGATCCCGTTGCCACAAGATGGGCGACGGCAGCAAGAAGGACCGCAAGAAGGTCTGTGAGCATCCGGTTCCGGCGGGCGACGTCAGCATTCCGCGCTGCATGGACATGATCACGCCCGAGGATGTGTGCCGGGCCGTGAATCGCTACCGGCAGGGCGGGGCGATCCACCGGGTCGAGCGATTCCGGGCCAAGCGGGAGATCGCCTTCGCGCACATGAAGCGATCGGCCGGGCACCCCGTTCTCGACTGGATCGCGTCGCAGACCGACGGCCGGGTGCTGTTCCGCAACAGTATCGATCAGAACCGCAGCGCTCGTCGGTCGAGTCGCCTGCCCTGCATCCCCAGGCGCGAACCGCTGGCGGCGTTCCGCGGCGCCGACCTCGCGATGGTGCTGTGCTCGCATGAGGACACGCCCCCGGATCAGGTCGATTACCTGGGCGGCGTCGAGACCCCGCGCCGCACGCGCGTCTTTCTGATCCGCGACCCGTTCAACCACCTGGCGAGCACGGTCAAGATGGGCCAACGACGGGGGGACTGGACGCTCATTCACAAGCCGACCGAGACAGGCGAGCCGACGACCGAAGGCATCGCCCGCTGGGCCGATCGGTGGAAGCACTACGCCCGGGAGTGTCTGCGGATCATCGAGGAACACCCCCCGGGCGAGGTGGCGATCAACTACAACCGCTGGCTCTGCGACGCGGCCTATCGCGATGAGCTTTTCGAGTGGCTCGGCCTCGACCTCCGCAGCGACGACTCGATGAACCGCGTGCCGATTCAGGGCGCGGGCAGTTCGTTCGAGCACCGCAAGCTCGACGGGCGGGCTCGCCAGGGCAGCTACACCGAGCGGTGGAAGAACTGCGCCGACAAGCCGTGGTTCCGCGATGCCTTCAAGGATGAGGAACTGGTCGCGCTGTCGGTGCAGTTGTTCGGGCATCTGCCCGGCACGGAGGCTCTGATCGAAGCCGGAAAGGAAGCCGCCCATGCCTGACCCCGCACCGCTGATGAACAAGTGGGCGCTCGGCATCGTGCAGGAGCACGTCGCCGAGATCGACCCGAAGAAGACGTACCTGGAGATCGGCAGCCGCCACGGCGGATCGCTCCGCGTGTTCGGTCGCATGATGGACCCGGGCGCGAAGTTGATCGCCGTGGACCGCCCCAGCCCGCCGCCGAAGGGCAATCAGGGCGAGCGGCTGGTGGCGATGGCCGAGGAACTCTGCGAGGCGGACGGCTACGACGCCGACGTGATCCTCGCCAGCAGCTTCGACCCGGCGACGGTCGAGCAGGTCCAGACGATCCTCGGCGGGCGTCCGGTGGACGTGCTGCTGATCGACGGGGACCACTCCATCCACGGCGTCGCGTGCGATGCGTATCACTACGCTCCGCTGGTCAGGCCCGGCGGGTTGGTGATCTTCCACGACTGCGGTGAGTGCGAGAACGACGGGATGGCACGCAGGCACCGCCCGAGCGTCAACGCCGTCTGGCGCGACCTCGGGGAACGAAAGAACACGCTGCTCGTTCAGGGCTTTACCGGCTTCGGCCTGGTGTGGGTGTAAACATGGCAGCACTACTGATCGGGCGATACCAGCCGCTCCACGACGGGCACGACGCCCTGATCCGCGAGGCGATCCAGCGCTACGGGCAGGTGGTGATCGGCCTGCGGGAGACGGAGGTCGGCGAGGACAATCCGCACACCGTCAAGGATCGCCGGGAGATGTTCCGCGAGAGGTACCGCGCCGAGATCGACGCGGGCGCGATTCGCATCATCAACCTGAAGGCCGACATCACGCACGTCGTCCACGGCCGGGACGTCGGGTGGGAGGTCGTGCAGATCGACCTGCCCGCGGAGATCGAGGCGATCTCGGCCACGGAGATCCGCGAGAGCAGCGCGGCTGCTGAGGAGCCGGCCTGATGGTCCACTTCATCACGGGCAAATCCGGCGCGGGCAAGACGACGCTGGCCTACCGCATGGCCTACGAACGGTCCCAGCGGGGCGAGCGTGTGACCGTCCTGGACGGCGCGCGGGTCCGCAAGTGGTTCCCGTCGGCGTACACCGACGCCGGCCGCAAGCGGAACGTCAAGCTGGTCGCGACGTTTGCGGCACTGCTCGAGGAGCAGGGCTACACCGTGATCGTCGAGCTGTTCGCACCGACGAAGGATCTCCGCATGATGGCCCGGAAGATGTGGTCGGCTTCGCAGTTGATCTACCTGCCGGGCGGGACGCTGTGGGAGGGCACGACGTACGAGGAACCGGGCAAGGAAGAACTCGCGGAAATGTTCCGGGGCGCCTGCCCCGGGGAAGGAGTCGGACAATGAAACGCGCACTGCAGTGGATGGCCACGGCCCTGATCCTCACGCTTCCGGCAAGCGGCTGCACGACGCAGCCGTCCTGGTGGCCGACGACGCCGAAGCAGGACCTACTGGCTGCGCGGAAGGCATACGACGCGGCGGGAAGGGCCATTGTCCTCTATCGTACGGCGGGGGCCTTCACGGAATCGCAGGGCAAGGTGATCGACGACACGGCGGACGCCGCGATGGAGATGCTCGCCCGGTGGGAGGCGGCAATCGAACTCGGCCAGCCCACGTCGAGCGTCATTCGCGAGTGGAATCAGATCCTGCTCGAACTCGTCACCAGGCAGATGCAGGGCAGGCAATGGCACGACACCCACGGGAAAGGAGCATCCCCATGACACCGCTGGAGATCCTTCAATGGCTGTACATCGGCGGCCTGATCGCGGAACCGGCGATGCAGATCATCGACAACTTCATCAACGCCGGGCAAGACCCGAGCGACGAGGAAATGGCTGCGGCGCTGGCTTCCAACGAGGCCACGACGGACGAGATTCACGACGCGGGTCAACACGACCGGCCGGACAATGAGCCGGACAAGGAGTGACATGGACACACTGCACGACATCCTGAAACGCCTTTCGAGCCGCAAGTTCCTCACGGCCCTGCTGGTCCAGATCGCCGCGTGCGTGGCGATCTTCACGCCGGGCCAGGGCGAGGTCCTGGAAAGCAGCGCGGTCAAGATCGCGGAACTCGTGGTCCTGGTCCTCGCCGCCCTCGGGTACGGCGTGATCGAGGCCTCGGTGGACAGGTCGGACGCAACGCGACCGGGGCAATGATGATCGGCTTCGTGACCAAGCGGATGTTCTTCGACGCGCCGAAGGTCGCCCGCGCGGTCGACAAGGCCACGCGGCGGGTGCTGGGGCGTTTCGGGGCGTTCGTGCGGACGGCCGCGCGGTCGAGCATCCGGAAGCGCAAGCGGATCAGCCGCCCGGGCGAGCCGCCGAGCAGCCACGGCGGCCTGCTGAAGAGGTACATCCTCTTCGGCTACGACGACGCCCGCCGGTCGGTCGTCATCGGCCCGATGAAGCTCAACCAGAAAGTCGGCAGCGCCCCAGAGGCGCTCGAGCACGGCGGGACGTCCGCCATGCGGGTGGGCCTGCGACGCAACCGCCGCACGCGGAGAGTGAAGATCCGGCCGCGGCCCTACATGGGCCCGGCCTTCGAGCGGGAACAGCCGAAGCTGCCCGCCATGTGGGCGAACTCGGTTCGATAGGAGAGACAAGCAATGCCCGACTACAAACTCGGAATGGACGCCAAGCTGTACTACGGCGCCGAAGGCGCGGCCCTCGCGATTCTGACGGAGATGACGAACGTCAAGGACCTGACGGTGCCCATGGAAAGGGGCGAGGCCGACGTCACGACCCGCGCCAACAGCGGCTGGCGAGCCACCGCCGCCACGCTGCGGGAAGGCACCGTGGAGTGGGAGATGGTCTGGAAGGAGGCGGATGCGGGTTTTATCGCCGTCAAGAACGCCTTCATCAACGGCACGCCCCTCCGCCTGGCGGCGCTTACCGGGGCCAAGGACGCCGTCGGCACGGAAGGCCTGGTCGGCGACTTCGAGATCACGAACTTCAGCCGCTCCGAGCCGCTGGAGGAAGCGATCTCGGTTTCGGTGACGGCGAAGCTGTCCCTGTTCAGCCAGTGGCTGGACGTGGAATCCTCCAGCAGCTCGGCCTGACCGGCCGGCGGATGGGAGCGTGAGGCGTGAGGAAGTTTGAGGACAGCAAGGGCCGCGCGTGGGAAGTCGAGATCAACGTCACGGCGATCAAGCGGGTCAAGGATCTCCTGGACGTCGACTTGATGGATGCGCTCGACGGCAAGCTGATCGAGCGGCTGGCGGGCGATCCGGTGCTCCTGGTGGACGCGGTCTACTGCCTCTGCAAGGACCAGGCGGACCGGGACAAGGTCAGTGATGAGGACTTCGGCCGGGCCATGGCCGGCGATGCGATCGAGCGGGCCTCCGAGGCGTTCCTCGAGGAGCTGGTCGCGTTCTTCCCTCAGCCCCGCCGGGGGCTCCTGGCCAAGGCTCTCGGCAAGCTGAAGACGCTGGAAGCGACGGCGATCCGGATGAGCGAGGCCAAGCTCGACAGCGGCGACCTGGAAAGGCAGTTACAGGAAGCGATGTCTGGCGCTCTGTCTGGCAACTTGCCGGGATCGTCGGCGTCGACCCCGGACCGCTGACGTTGCGGCAGCTCGTGGAAATGGCCCGCGGCCGCAGTGAGGCGGCGTGGGGACACACGAGTTCGGTCCTGGCGATGATTGCGAACGTGTTCCGCGGCAAGGGCCAGAGGCCCGCGAAGCCGCGGGACTTCAACCCGCTCCACGTGGCGGAGTCTGCGGTGCCGCCGGAAGAGTCGTGGGCGATGCTTCGAGCGAGATTCAAGGGCAGGACCTGATGCCATCCACCAGAGGAATTCGAGCCGGCAAGGCGTACGTCGAACTGTTCGCCGACAACAGCAAGCTCATCCGGGGCCTGAAGGCCGCCTCGGCGAAGCTGAAGGCCTTCGGCTCGATGGTCAGCGGCCTCGGCCTGAAGATGGCGGGCATGGGCGCGGTGATGATGGCGCCGCTGCTCGCGGCGTCCAGGGTGTTCGCCTCGATGGGCGATTCGGTCGCGAAGATGGCCAAGCGCACGGGGGTGGGCGTCGAAGCCCTCTCGGAGCTTCGGTTCGTCGCCAGCCAGACGGGGACCGATCTCGACACGCTGGAGAAGGGGCTTCGGCGGATGCAGCGGAGCGTCTACGACGCCGGGCGAGGCCTGTCGACGGCGACGGACGGCCTGGACGATCTCGGCCTGACGTTCAAGGATCTCGACGGCTTGGCCCCCGAAGAGCAGTTCAAGCTCCTCGGCGATCGGTTGAGCCAGGTGGAGGACCCCTCCAGGAAGGCGGCCATTGCGATGGGCCTGTTCGGCCGTGCGGGGACGATGCTGCTGCCGATGTTCGCCGACGGCGCGGCGGGCATTGAGAAGCTGCAGGCCAAGGCCCGCGCCCTCGGGCTGACGATGCGGGGCGAGGATGCGGCGGCGGCGGAGGCCTTCACCGACGCGATGGACGGCCTGTGGAAGTCCACGAAGATGGCCGTGTTCAATCTCGGCGCGGCGCTGGCCCCGGTGCTCCAGGACGTGGCGGAGCGGATCACGAATCTGGTGGTCGCCTCTCAGGAGTGGATCCGGCAGAATCGCGGGGTGGTCGTGACGATCCTGCAGGTCGCCGCCGGGATTCTGGCCGGCGGGATTGCCCTGGTGATCCTCGGCAAGGGCATTGTCCTGGTCGGCATGGCCCTCGGGGGGCTCAAGATGATCCTGACGGGCGTGTCGGCGGCGCTGGGGGTGCTCGGTTCGATGATCGGCCTGCTGCTGAGCCCCATCGGCTTGGTGATCGCGGCGGTCGCGGCGATGGGGGCGTACCTGCTCTACGCCAGCGGCAAGGGCGGCGAGGCGATCGACTGGCTGCGGAAGAAGTTCGGCGTCCTGGGCACCGATGCCTCGGAGGCCTGGGAAGGGATCAGCGCGGCGCTGGCGGATGGCGACATCGGCCAGGCGGCGAAGATCCTCTGGCTGACGCTGAAGATGGAGTGGAAGCGGGGCATCGCGGGCCTCGCGATGGCGTGGGAGGCGTTCAAAGGGTGGTTCATCAAGCTCTCGTACTCGGCCTTCTACGGGGCGGTGAAGGTCGCCGCGACGGTCTGGCACGGGCTGGAAGTGGCATGGATCGAGACGACGAGCTTCCTGGCCAAGGCGTGGTACGGCTTCACGGCGTTCTTCAGCCGCACGTGGGAGGGCATGAAGGCGGTGGCCAAGAAGTCGTGGAACTGGATCAAGAGCCTGTTCGACGAGGAGATCGACCTGGAGGCGGCCAACCGGCAGGTCGACGTCGAGTACAACAAGGCCATCAACGAGATCGACGATGAGCAGCAGCGTAAGTCCGCCCAGCGAGAACTCGAACGGCAGAAGAGCAGAACCGCCTCCGCGAAACTCCACGAGACGGTCCTGTCCGACATCGACACGGCCCACCAGAAGCGGCTGGACGCCCTGAGCAAGGGGCACACCGATCAGATCTCCGCCGCGGAGGCCGAACTCGGCGCGGCCCGCGACGAGTGGAAGGCCGCGATCGCCGAGGCCAAGGGCAAGCGGGACGCCCGGGACGCCGATGGCGGTCCGGGAACGCTGGAAGGCCCCGACGCGCTGGTCAACAAGTTCAAGAACCTCCTGGCCGGGGCCGGCGAGGGCGTCGAGCAGGCCAGGGCGGGCGTCGTGGGGACGTTCAGCGGCGCGTTCGCCTCTCGCCTGGGGGCGGCCGGCCCTGCGGCGGAGCGGACGGCGGTCGCCACCGAGCAGACGGCCGCGAACACGAGGAAGATCCTCGAAGAGCAACGGAACGGTTTGGCGTTCGGGTAGGACGATGCGATGAGCAGTAGCAGCAGTAGCAGCGCGTTTGCCGGGATGTTCGAGGAGATGGTCGACAGCCGGCCGCAGACCACGGGTGACGCCGCGAGCGTCGAGCTGATCTACCGGTGCAGCGGCACGGCGGAGGATACGGTCGTCAAGGCCGTCGCGGAGGCGAACAGCCCCGGCGACTACGAGGGCCTTACGCGGCAGAGCATCGGCATCGAGCCGGTGTGGGTGGACACGAACGCCGATGACGGGGAGTGGCGCGTCACCGTGCGGTACGGCAAGCGCGAGCCGACCGAGACGGGGGACTCCTCGTACAGCTTCGACACCGCCGGCGGCACGCAGCACATCACGCAGAGCCTGCAGACGATCAACAGCTACGCCCCGGCCGGCGAGACGGCCCCCGACTTCAAGGGGGCCATCGGCTTCAACGGCCAGGAGGTCGAAGGCGCCGACATCCTCCTGGCGGCGTACCACTTCTCTGAAACGCACTACATGGCCGACAGCGCCGTCACGACGGCCTACAAGGGCAAGCTGTACGCCCTGACCTACAAGACGAACGCCGACGCGTTCAAGGGCTTCAGCGAGGGGGAGGTCCTGTTCCTCGGCGCATCGGGCTCGCAACGCGGAACCGACCAGTGGGAGATCACCTTCCGGTTCGCCGCCAGCCCGAACAGGACGGGCCTGACGGTGGGCGATATCACGTCCATCGCCAAGAAGGGGTGGGAATACCTGTGGGTCCGGTACGAGGAGGCCGAGGACACGACGGCCAAGGCGATCGTCAAGCGGCCCAAGGCGGTGTACGTCGAGCGGGTGTACGACAGCGGCGACTTCTCCGACCTCGGCATCGGGACGTGACGGGAGGAAACATGACCGGCGACCCCTTCAAGAAGGTCAGCACGGGCGACAAGGTCCGGATTCCCGCATCGACGTTCAACGGGTTTGTGGACGCCGCCCGGGGGCACCGGGAGCGGGAGAAGTACGGTGCCGGAACCTCCGCGCCGATCGTCGCACAGAGCGGGATCATTCTCATCCGGAACGACACGGGCGGCGACCTCGATCGGTTCTCCATCGTGGGGCTCGCGAATCCGGTAATCACGCCCACGGATAACCTCCAGCGATTCAAGAACGGCGTCGCCATGACGACCGCCACGCCGGCGATCCCGACGTACATCGGGAAGATCGCCATCGTCCAGGAGCCGGTGAAGGATGGCAAGTTCGGCCGGGCGCTTGTCAGCGGCGTCACGCCCGTCAAGGTCGACATCATCCACAACACGATGCACCCGTGCGCGGACCTCGTCCACGGCCAGACGGGGTACCTGGAGAGCTGCCAGCTCGGAAACGCCCGGATGCTGTGGCACGCCTCGGGCATCGGCGAGCAGTGGGCGGTCGTGCAACTGTCCGACAGCCCGACCGAGCGGGGCTTCTGGGCGGAGATCACGGCAATCAACAGCCTTGGCGGAAACAAGTGGAAGTACTCGTATGCCGAGGCCTACAAGAACACGGCCGGGTACGGCGGCTGGGCCGCGATCTCGGGCGGCAAGACGGGCTACGCCTGGAACACGTACGAGGACATCAATACCGGCTCGGGAACCGAGGGCAACGGCGTCGACCTGGCCGACCTGAAGGACCCCGAGTACCTCCCCGTCCCCGTCGGCACCCCCGTCTGGCTCCACGAAGCCATCACTGGCGCAGGCGGGACCGAGATGCTCTTCCATTTCACCAACGAAGTCCTCGGCGACGACAACCGCAGCTTGTCCAGCAGTTCGTCGTCGAGTGCGTAAGATCAGGTCGTGCTTGCCGGGGGCGGCTGCGGAGGGCACAATGAACCCATGGTAGAGACAGCAGGCAAGACGGTAGAATGGAGCGTGTTGACTCCGCTGGTCGGACGCAGCATTTGCCTGGCGAGTACCGCCTCCGGCGATTCGTTGGCCGAGCGAATCCTAACTACTGCCATAGAGCAACACAACCGGAGACCCTAATGTCACAAGACCCAGAGAATAGTGAACGCTTTGAAGGATCTTACGGCGATTTCCCCGTAGTTGGGCAGATGGAAGACATTCTCGATCGCTACGAGCAAGACCGGGAGCAGTACTGGGACGTGAAGCTTAAGGAACTGGGGGCAGAGGCCCAGCAGGAGTGGCGCCAGCTCCAACGGGCCACCAGCATGCTGGTGAAAGGCGTCGAAGAACTTGCGGACTGTGACGCGATGGAGTGTTTCTTGGAGGGAGTGCCTGCATTCGCCCCCTGGCAAGACGAGATTGAGCCGCTGGAACTGCTTGACGAGCACGTCTGCATTACCTTTGGGTGGGAGGCAATGAGCATGCTTCACTCGTGTCGCGACCGTTTCTGGAACCTTCTGGAACTGGTCAAGCCACTGGCTCCGAGCGATCGCTCGCGCGCCTTTCTTCGGCGGGTCGCCCGGTGCTACCTGTTCGGCTTCGATGCGGAGTGCATCGTGATGTGCCGAAGCGCACTCGAACGCGAATTCGAGGCTGTTGTCTCCAATTGCGACTGCATTGATGTGCTTGGGATGCCGGCATACAGAGATTCAAGCGGGAAGCCGCTCTTTAGCCTATGCGCAAGGATCCACGTCGCCAAGAACAAGAACCGGATCACCCCCACGGTCTTGGACTTGGCCCACTCCGTGAGGAAAGCAGGTCGCGATGCAGTTCACAAATTGCCCAAGGTGAAAAGAGATGCTAAGGAACTGATCGCCGACACCATCGCCGTTCTCGACGCCTTGGCGGACGAAACGCACCAGTGAGGAACGTCCCGAGGTCAATGTAGCTTCGGGGCCTCCGACATTGCGGAGGTCCATTTCCAAGACGGTTCGCCGTGATGCAGAATACACCAAGAAAACGGGTTGCGCAAATGAGCAGCAGGAGCTATTCCGGCCGGCTCGGCAGCAGGTAAGCGACGTACGAAACTGGCTGGTGCGGGTCATCGCCCGCCGTGCCGTCGACATCCTCAGCGCCCAAGAGACGAAGCCGTGAGGAAGACCACAGCGGGCAACGGCGTCGACCTGGCCGATCTGAAGGACCCCGAGTACCTCCCCGTCCCCGTCGGCACGCCCGTCTGGCTCCGCGAAACCGTCACCGGCACCGACGGCACCGAGATGCTCTTCCACTTCATCGACGAAATCCTCGGCGACGACAACTGGCGTGATCCGCCGTAGGTTACGCCAATGTTTGACAGCATCCAGCACTTGCGGTTAACATCCTCAGTTGCCCGTCTTGAGGCGCGGGGGCGGTTATTCTCCCGTGCGGGAAGGAATTGCGCATGCCCAATCCGTAGGACACGGTGTTGACTACCGACGAGCTGGCCATCTGTATGAATCTGTCCAAGGCAACGCTCCATGTTGGCACAGGAAGGGAAGCGGTTCGGGTGGATGGTCGGGCAACACTGGCAGTCTCATCGTGAGAGGGTGGAGCGTCGGCTAGGTGGCTCTGAGCAAAGCATGCGGGACCGTAGCTGATATCGGAATACGTCGCATGGACATTTGGTGAACAGCATGAAGGTTGACCAACTTCGAGAGCTCGCAGTTCTCCGGGCGGTTGTTGGCTTTCTCGGTGAACAGACTGAGAAGCGCTGGTGGTCCAGTTCTTTCTTTGGCACTGGGAGCCAGGCCTTTCTCGGTCCGATCTTCCCTCGAACCCAGATTCTAGCGCAGTACCATGCGACAAGTCGGGTCGCGGCAGTCCTTCACGATGAGCGTATCGGCATCGGCAACGTCTTCCACATCTTCCGGCTTCCGGAGGATATGGAGCGGAGCCTTCACGACGCTCTTCAACAGCACAACCAAGTGATTGCCGAGCATGTCGTAAGCCCCGAAGTGGCCTTTACATATCTCAACAAGATTTCTACTACCGAGGACTACGAGGGCGTCGGACCTGTGAAGGTTGGTTCGATAGACGACCTACGTCAGGGAGCTTCATGGGGACAAGTCGCATCGTACTACGCCACAGGGCTGGCTCGCTGCACAGAGGTCTACCCCTACTTCACGGACAAGTAATGCCAAGACGTGTCTACACAACTCAGCTCCAGGCCGGTCTGGGCATGGTTGAAGAAACCAGAGCTCTCCTTGATCTCTGGGAGCCTGGGATGAGTTCAGCAAGGCTGTGCCAGGTTGCTCTGGAGTCTGGGCGGTTCCCGAAGAAGTCTGCTCGGCGGCTGCGGAACCTTGTGGCGGAGTGTTTCTGCCCGCGCCTGATGGCCGACGACGGCAGGCCTGCGATGTATCTGGGCCTTCTGCGTCCCATCCTCTCGTCCAAGGAATTCGAGCAACTGCTCTTTGTGTATGCGTGTCGAGCGAATGCTATCCTGGCTGATTTCGTCAGGCAGGTCTTCTGGGGCTCATACTCCGGCGGCCGCGACGCTTTGTCGAATCAGGACGCACGAGAATTTGTGGTCCGGGCGAATCAGGACGGCCTCACGGTGAAGCCATGGTCGGAGAGCACGGTCCGCCGCGTTGCCGCCTATCTCACAGGTGCTTGCGCAGACTTTGGCCTGCTGGGGCGAGGATCAAGAAGCGTCCGGAAGATACTCGATTTCCGCATCGAGCCTCGCGTAACGATCGTCCTGGCCTACGACCTCCACTTCGCCCCGCTCGGCGACAATCGGGTCGTCGCTCATCCGGACTGGACGCTTTTCGGTCTTAACCGTTCGGATGTGGTGGGAGAATTGAAACGGCTTGCAGTGAAAGGCGTCTTCATCGTCCAAACGGCAGGCGACGTGACGCGGATCAGTTGGCGGTGCGACGACATGAAGGAGTTGATGGATGCCATCGCTGAAGGCTAACTTCGATGAGCTGCTCGAACGGATTCGCCAAGGCCGGGATCTGGCACACGCCAGCTTTGAACCCATATATTACCTGGTGTTTCCGCCGGGGCAGATACTCGACGTGAAGCGGACGCTCCCTGCCTGGGTGGCCCGGCTTCGCAACGAAGGTTGGGACGTGCATTGCTTCTCCGTCGCGGACCAGATAGCCGAGATTCTTGCATCCGCATCGCTCAGGAAAATCTGGCTTACTGCCGATCGCAAGGCACCGCTGGCATGGGAGAAGACCAACGAATCACTGGAAAACGCCCTCACGAACGGTTCGCTCCAGCAGCGACTTGAGCAGCTGTTGGCGAAACTTGAAGGCAAGTCGGACGCGATAGTCCTGGTGACCAATCTGGAAGCACTTCATCCTTACATGCGAATCGGTGCCATTGAGAGTCAGCTCTACGGGAAGTTCCACGTGCCGACTGTGTTCCTATATCCTGGCGAACGAACCGGAAAAACACGCCTGAAATTCATGGGTTTCTATCCCGAAGACGGGAATTACCGGTCGGTTCACGTAGGTGGGTAGCGCAACAGAGGACCTGAAACATGCAGATAAAGAGCCTGTTCGATCCGGCCAAGGACATCTACCGGACGATCGAGAAGGTGATCACCTACGGCGCTTCACAAGAGGCGAGACTGAAGGCAGAGATCACCGAGTACATCGTTACCGACAGCATTGAGGAGCAGCTTGAGAGGCTTCTCACCCGTATGCAGGCGGCGATGGACGTGGGCGGTGAGAACGAAGTCGGCGTCTGGGTCTCCGGCTTCTACGGTTCTGGCAAGAGCTCATTTACGAAGTACCTCGGCCTCGCTTTGGATGAAAGCGTCACCGTCGATGGAACGTCATTCGTGAAGCACCTCCAAGACAGACTCAACACGCCGCAAACGAAGGCATTGCTCGCAACCGTTGCCAGCAAGTATCCAGCCGCTGTCGTTCTCCTGGATTTGGCCAGCGAAATGCTCGCGGGTGCCACGATGGCGGATGTGTCCACCGTTCTCTATTACAAGGTCCTACAGTGGGCCGGGTACTCGCGGAATATTAAGGTCGCCGCTTTCGAGCGAAAGTTGCAGAAGGACGGACGCTATGAGGAGTTCACGGGGAGGATTCAGAAGGAATTGGAGACCCCGTGGAAGGACGTGCAGAACGACCCCTTGGTGATCGACAGCCTGATCCCAGAGGTCGCCCACGAGATGTACCCGAATCTGTTCAAGTCGCCTAGCGCCTTCAACACAGAGACAGCGGATTTCGTCACGTTCGAGAACGAGCGCGTGAGGGAGATGATCGACATTGTCCGGGAAACCACCGGCAAGGAGTCTATCGTCTTCATCATTGATGAAGTCGGCCAATATGTCGGCAGCCGCAAGGAGCTCATCCTCAGGCTGCAAGGCCTCGCAGAGAATCTCAAGGCCATTGGTAACGGCAAAGTGTGGATTGTTGGGACAGCGCAGCAAACACTGACCGAGGACGATCCCCGGGCGTCATTGAACTCTCCCGAACTCTACAAACTCAAAGACCGCTTCCCAATCCAGGTCGATCTGGAATCGAACGACATCAAGGAGATCTGCCATCGACGTCTGCTGGGCAAGTCGCCCGATGGCGAGAAGGTCGTTGGTGGCCTTTTCGATAAGCACGGTCAGGCCCTGCGACACAATACGAAGCTCCAGGACGCACGCTACTACGACTCGGACTTCGACAAGGCGGCCTTCGTCGACCTCTATCCGTTCCTTCCTGCCCATTTCGATATTCTACTGCATCTGCTGGGTACTCTGGCGAAGTCGACCGGTGGGATCGGACTTCGCTCGGCCATCAAGGTCGTCCAGGACATCCTCGTCGAAGGTCCCGACGACCAGGAACCCGTCGCCAACAAGCCAGTCGGTTGGTTGGCAACTACGGTCACCCTTTACGACTCCCTGGAGAAGGATGTTCGCCGTACATCCCCGTCGGTCCACAAGGCCGTGGGGAAGGTCGCCATCCGCTTTCCGGACTCGCAGCTGCACCAGGATGTCGCCAAAACGGTGGCCATTCTCCAGATTCTGGGAAACATGCCGGTGACGAATCAAAACGTCACGAGCCTGATGCATCCGGCCATAGATGCTCCTTCACAGCGTGACAAGATCGATGCCGCAATTGCGGACCTGACCAACGACGCCATCGTGCCGTTCGGTGAGAAGGATGGGAACCTCTGCTTCTTCAGCGAGAAGCTTAACGACATCGACCAGGAACGCGGCGAGATTCCACTCCGCACCATTGAAACGCGTCGGATTCAGAGCGAAGCCCTTCGCGAGGCATTCAGCCCGTTGCCGTCGACGCGACTGCACGGTTCCCTTGCGGTCACTTCGGGCCTGAAGGCGGTAGCCGGGTCGATGGTTTCGAGCCTGGCTGGCGAACGCGAGACCATTCAGACGATTGTCGAGTTCGTCTCCCCTACGGACTACGACACCGCCCGCACGCGACTGGTCGAGGAATCGCGTCAGCGCAGTTCGCAGAACACGATCCACCTGCTGGGCCGCACCTCGCAGGAGATCGACGACAAGGTTGCCGAAATCTACCGGTGTCGCGAGATCGTCCAGCGATACCGCAATGACCCCGACGCCGAGGTCAAAGAGTACTGCGCAGCCCAGGCCGATCGAGCGACGAAGCTCACCGGCGAACTCCAACACCTGCTCAAGCGATGCCTGGCCCAGGGCTCGTTCGTCTTCCGCGGGCAGACCACGGCCGTCGAGAGCATCGATCACAACGTTGTTGAAGCGTCCAAGAAGCATCTGGCTGACGTGGCCGACCAGATCTTCGACCGCTATGGCGAAGCGCCCGTGCGTGCGGAAACCGGCTTGGCCGAAAAGTTCCTCCGCGCCGGTAACCTCAAGGCGGTGAACTCGTCAATCGATCCGCTGAACCTCGTCCAGGTCAGCGGCGGCACGCCGCATGTCAAGACCGACCACAAGGCTGTCGTCAGCATTCGCGACCACATCGACCGCCATGGCACGGTCGAGGGCAAGCGGATGATCAACCACTTCACCGACGCCCCTTTCGGCTGGTCGCAAGACACTTTGCGTTACCTCGTAGCCGCCATGCTGGTCGCAGGCGAGATCAAGCTCAAAGTCTCCGGCCGCGAGGTCACGGTAAACGGGCAGCAGGCCATCGACGCCCTCCGCACGAACAACGCCTTCAAGACAGTCGGCGTTTCCCTCCGCGATGAGCGCCCATCCAACGAGGTGCTCGCCAGGGCCGCAGAGCGTTTGACCGATCTGATCGGCGATACCGTCATCCCTCTCGAAGACGAGATCAGCAAGACCGCCACGAAGCAGTTCCCGCAGTTCCAGCATCAGTTTGGCCCGCTTGCTGAGAAGCTCGACGCGCTAGATTTGCCCGGTGCCGACACGGTCCGCTCTCTGAACCAGGAATTGGCCGACGTGCTGCTGACCGACGCATCCGATGCGCCACAACGCCTGGGCAGCGAAGAATCCCCGCTCTACGACGGACTCAAGTGGGCTACCGACGTCGACCGTGCCCTCAAGAACGGCTTGGAGCCGACCATCCGCGACCTTCAGCAGCATCGCAGTGAGATCGAATCCCTGCCCGACTCGGGCGTGCCCGGTCAGCTTCGCCAAGACTTGGCTGAGGAACTTTCTCAACTCGGCCAGCGCCTAGCCCAAGAGGATTTCCACGCCCATGCGACTGACCTGAGTACTACACTCACCGCCATCAAGGCTCGCACCCGCGATGCCGCCATCGCGATGGCCAAGGATCAACAGGAATCCATCAAGGAGGTCGAGGAAAAGTTCCAGCGATTGCCCGAGTGGACGGAATTGCTTCGCGAGGAGCAGTCCCAGGTCCTCAACCAGCTCGATGGCATTACCCTCGAGGCCACCGAGGACCTCGCCGGTATCAAGAAGTTGCTCAACCAGTCGTTCGTCATTCGCTCGCAGGTCGACGCCATCCGCGATGGCATCATCAAGACGGCCCGCGAGCGTCAGTTGGCCCGGCTTGAAGAAGAACGCAAGAAGGCCCAGAAGTCCGGCAAGACCAGGCTCACCCGCAGCGTCAGCATCCCCGCCTCCATCAACAGTGCCGCCGGCCTGGAGGAGCTGATCCGTTCCCTCCAGGCCCTTAAGGCCGAGATGGCGGTCTACAGCGATATCGAAGTGACCATCAAGATCGAGAATTGAGTGACCATGGCGTTTGATCAGTCAACCCGGAACCGCCTCGCCCGCTTCGTTGGCGACGCCCGATCGCTGCTGGCCGAGGAGTTCACGCGCCAGCTTCAGAACGACCACGGGCTTGACCCGCCCACCGGCGACGTGACCGACCTGGCTAAGCTCAAGCATCTCGATGACTCCCGCCGCGAAACAGCCCGCCTATTGCGCGAAACAATGGAGCACTACCTGGCGTCTGCCGATACCAGCACCGCCGCGAAAGCCAAGAAGGCCTGCCAGGAGGCCCTCAAGCGCATCGTCCGCGAGCAGGCGTTCACCGTTCTCAACCGCCTCTGCGCCTTGCGTATGGCTGAGGCGCGTGGCCTGCTCATCGAGTCCATCGCCAAGGGCCATCAGTCCAAGGGCTTCCAGCTCTATCAGCGTCTGGCTGGCACGGCTCTGGGGGAGACCGGCGACGCTTACCGCGTCTTCCTCTTCAGCGTCTTCGATGAGTTCGCCGTCGATCTGCCCGTCCTCTTCGACCGCTTCAGCCCTCAGGGCCGGTTGTTTCCCCGCGAAGCGGCGCTCCTGGCCGTGCTGGAGCAGATCAACCACGCCGACATCGCCCCGCTCTGGGCTGAGGATGAGACCATCGGCTGGATCTACCAGTACTTCAACTCCGTCGAAGAACGCAAGGCGATGCGGAAGGCCTCCCAGGCCCCGCGCAACAGTCGCGAACTAGCCGTCCGCAACCAGTTCTTCACCCCGCGCTACGTCGTCGAGTTCCTCACCGACAACACCCTCGGCCGAATCTGGTATGAGATGACCAAGGGGCAAACTAGCCTCAGAGACTCCTGCCACTACCTCTTCCGCCGACCCAATGAGGTCTTCCTCGAAGACCCTGACCGTTTCGGCTTCGCCCAGGAAGCGAGCGAAGGAATCGCGGCCGCCTACAGAAGCGATTTCTCGAATCTGCCTGAAGACCCCACCTGGGACGACGTCCAGTACCTTGCCCTCGCGATAAGCGGATACGCCCTCTGTGAAGCCAGGGGCTGGGGCGACCCCCAGGAGCTCGCATGGAGCGGCATCCAGGCCTTTCAGCAAGGCGATCCCTGGCACGGGTCTTCTCTGGAGCTCTGGATTCGTTTGTTTGGGGCCCAGCGAGGCTATCGCTCCATGGACAGGGCTCCCGAAGGCCAGGAGTGGCAGGCCGTTCTTGCCCTGTACGAGGCCCTTCGGGCCGCGCTAATCGCCGATATCGGCGATGTTCCCCAGGAAGAGCTGCTAGCCCAACCCGTCTATGTTCCACATCGGCCGCTCAAGGACCCGCGTGGCATCAAGATGCTCGATCCCGCATGCGGGTCGATGCACTTCGGCCTCTACGCCTTCGACCTCTTCGAGCGCATCCACGACGAGGCCTGGGACATCGAGGCCGACCTGGGGGCCGACGCTTTCGTCCGCCCCGAGGGCTTGAATCCGCTCCTTGAGACCTACGGTGGCAAAGAGGATTTCCTGCGAGACGTGCCGCGTCTGATCATCGAGCAGAATATCCACGGCATTGACATCGACCCCCGCGCCGTGCAGATCGCCGGCCTGTCCCTCTGGCTGCGGGCGCAGAGATCTTGGCAAGCCCAACAGGTCAAGGCCCAGGATCGCCCGCAGATTCAGCGGTCCAACATCGTCTGCGCCGAGTCGATGCCCGGCGAGGCCGACATGCTCGAGGAGTTCCTCAAGGGCCTCCGCGATGATCGGCTCGAATCGCTCATCCGCCGCGTGCTCAACGTGCCCGAAGACAGCCGAGTCCGCGCCACCACCCGCATGGCCGAGGCCCTGTGCGCCCTGGTCCGCACCGTCTGGAAGGAGATGGAACTCGCCGGCGAGGCCGGCAGCCTGCTGAAGATCGAGGAATCCCTCGCCGATGCCATCGCCCAGGGCAAGGAAGAATGGGTCGAAAAGGCCCCGCTCTTCCGCGTGATGGAGTTCGGCCTTACCGAGGAAACCCAGGCCAATCCGAAGGTGCGGTACTACAAGGCCATCCCCGGCGGAAAAGAAGACTTCTGGAATCGTGCAGAAGCACTTGTTCTGGCAGCGCTTGAAGGTTACGCCGAACATGCCCATGGCACTGAGGCGGCGCGACGGAGGATGTTCGCTCGAGATGCGGCCCAGGGCTTCGCCTTCATTGATCTGTGGCGGCACCGCTTTGACGTTGTTCTGATGAATCCTCCGTTCGGCGAGCCCAGTTGGCCCTCTCGAGATGTGATACGCAGATCGTGCCCTGAAAGTGCACAAGATGTTCTGGGTTGCTTCGTTCTCAGAGGAGTCGACATTCTGGCACCCCAAGGCCGCCTTGGCGCGATCACCAGCAGGACAGCCCTCTTCCTGCATTCGTTCACTGACTTCCGACTACGGGCGTTATTCGAGGACGCAGAGATTCGGTCCCTCGCTGACCTTGGCCATGGGGTTCTTGACGATGCATTGGTCGAAGCAGCCGCTTACTGTCTGGAAAAATCTCACACAAGGCGATCAGTTCTCCACTCTTACTCCGTACTTCGCTACTCAGACAAGGGAACGTCTTTGCTGGAGGCGATCACACATACGAGACGTGGTTCTCTTCCAGGGCCTCACGTTGCTTTCCATGGCGGTTTAGCGGAGTTTCGGCAGCTGCCAGGTCACCGAGTTGCCTACGCTACCGGAAGAAAGCTGCGCCATGCATATGTGGCGATGCCTGCTTTTTCTAGCCATGGTATTGAGTTTAGATCGGGCCTGTGCACTGGCGACGATTTTCGATTCGTTCGGCTCTGGTACGAATGCCCCGCTGATGAAGTGGAACGCTGGGTGCCTTTCGCAAAAGGCGGAGAATATGCCCCCTATCTAGGCGACATACACCTCAGAGTCGATTGGGCAAACCAGGGGCAGGACATGGAAGCCGGGTGTCCCGGGGCCCGGGTCCAGAATAAGGAATGGTACTTCCGGCCAGGCATTACCTACAGTGTTCGCACGACAAGTTCCTTTAGCCCCCGAGTTCTACCCGCAGCTACCATCTTCAGTCATACAGGGAACCTGATACTGCCTGAGCGCAATTCATTGGCGTATCTTGCCATCGCAATGTCGCGAACGTTTGCGTTCTTTCTGGAAATGCTCATGGCTGCAGCAGATGCCGTGACATCTGGTAGTGCCGCACGTAGCTATCAACTGGGATTGCTTCAGCAGATTCCGTTCCCGAGCCTCGATTCACCCACGGCAGAATCACTAGGGCGACTGTGTGCAGCAGTTGTTCGCGCCAGAGAGGCCGAATTCACCCCTGACGAGGCGACCCTAATGTTCACGATCCCTCGAGTGGCCCATCACCTCAGAGCTGACCAGCGACTTCAAGAGGCAACAAATCGCGACAAACGTGAGCATGAGGACGAGGTCTCGGTTGTTCTCGAACGCACCCATGAGATCGAACACATCGTTACGCGATTGTACGGTATTGACACGGAGTCAATTGCGGAGATCGCCTCTACCGTCGGGTGCCACCCTGGTGACTTGCCAGATTCCGTGTTGGATGATGGAGAGTTTGCGGAGGCCTATCAAAAACCACTGGAGAACGTTATTCGCGACGAGGTCGCCGCGGGTAATGCCAGTCGCTCAGTGACCAAGAAGTCATACTACGCCGACCGGCGGATCGAACTACTGTGTCAGACACTGGGCGTCCATCACTCGCGTGTTCTCAACGCCCGCGCAGACTTGGGTCTAGTCGGCATATCGGAGACGAGAGAAGTGGCGAGGAGTCTGCTGTCGTATGCCGTCGGCGTCGCGGTTGGCCGATGGGACATTCGTCTCGTAGACGACGATGCACATCGGTGCAGTCCTCCCAGAGACCCACTCGCAGAATTGCCCAGAACACCACCGGGGACACTTGGCGAGCTCTGCGAAGCGGAGAAACGGGCCTATCCTGTGGAGGTGAACTATGGGGGACTACTAGAAGACAGTCCTGGTGGCCAGCACGATATCACGCGCCATGTGCAGAACGTGATCGGGTACTTAGGCGACGGCGACCTTGAGCAGGATATCTGTAGTCTGGTCGACGCCGGCTCGCTTCGCCAGTATTTCACGAACGCAAATAGTTTCTTTGCGGACCATCTATCCCAATATTCAAAGAGCCGACGCTACGCACCGATCTACTGGCCGCTGTCCACGCCATCGGGCTCGTATACGCTGTGGCTCTACTACCACCGTCTGACGAACCAGACGCTCTACACCTGCGTGAATGACTTCGTCGAGCCCAAGCTCAAGCAGGTGGCCGAGGGGGCCGCCGACCTGCGCAGTAAGCCCAACCGATCGTCGGCCGAGGAGAAGGACCTTGAACGGATGAGCGATCTGGAACTAGAAGTCACGGACTTCCGCGATGAACTGCTGCGGATCGCCAAGTTTTGGAGGCCCGACCTCAACGATGGCGTGCAGATCACCGCCGCCCCGCTGTGGAAGCTCTTCCAGCACAAGCCCTGGCGGAAGCGGCTCAAGGAAACCTGGGAGAAGCTCGAAGCCGGCGACTACGACTGGGCCCACCTGGCCCTGTCCATCTGGCCCGACCGCGTCGTCCGCGCCAGTCACGCCGACCGCAGCTACGCCATCGCCCACGACCTGGAAGACAAGCTCTGGCACGAGGTGGAGGTCGAGAAGAAGACCAAGAGTGGCAAGGTCAAGAAGACCATTGAATGGCAACCTAAGGACCTCACCGACGACGAACTGGACAGAATCGTTGCCGAGGTGAAGGCATGATGATCTGAGAGAAGCGGAATAGGAGCACTGACCCCTTCAAACGCAGCCAGCGCCGCTATGTATGGCTGGAGATGAAACGTCAGCGGGATGTAGTGGATGAACTACGGCAGCTATTCATAGAGGCTCCGGAAGCGTTGGCTTGGTGAACATGATGACGATCGAGACATTCATTCAACGTGAGGTCCTGCTCCCACGGATCAAGAAGGCTGGTGTGCTCGTGGTCTACGATCCGGCCCAAAGATACCGAGAGCTCTGCCTGGGATTAGCCGACGAGAATTGCGTGGTGGTGGACACTACAGAGAGCAGTATCGAGAGCCGGGAGGAATGCCTGGCAACGCTCCAGGTGTTGGGACAGCCGAACACAAAGCTCGAGGGCATGCTGATCTATGTGCCCGCTAACGCGCCATTGACGGACGAGGACAAGCAGCGAGATCCCTTCGCAATCTACGGGGCCTGCGGCGCGGCTTTCCCTGAGGGAGACGGTGACGAGTACATGAGCCTCTGCCTGAAGGCGAAGGCAGACCAAGCTACCGAGATTCGCCGCATCTTCGCGGACAATCCGAATCCCAGCTTCGAAGTGATCGACGCAGTCGGCGGCGGGGCTGGCTGGCCGAACCTCGAAGCTCAACTCAAGGTCGAGTCCGCGCGGGACATCTTGTTCGCACTGCTGGCGCCGACGGACAAACAGATCGAGAGCTTGAAGGCTAATGATTCCTGGGCGGCCGAGGCGAAGACGCTGCTGGCCGATACCTTGGGGCTGAAGCTCAAGACCAAGAGTAAGAACTGGTCGCCCGTTGCCGATGAGCTGTGGCGATTCTTGCTCTTCAGCGAGTTCGCCGTTGACCTTCCGGTCGACCTGCCCGCCGCATTGGCCGACGTCCCCCAGGCAGCCGATGAGGCCAAGCTGCTTGTGGAGGACTTGTGCAATCGGCTCCGTGGGTATGACCTCACGAAGTCGCTATTCATCGAACGGGCGGAAGGCATCGAGAAGGAGCTGGGCCTGCCCGAGGCCTGCAAAGGCATCGAGGATCTGGGTGTGCGGGATACCTTCCCGTTCGAGGAGCGGTCGTTCTTCGCCCAGGCGGTGAATGCGCTGAAACTCGATAACGTTGATAAGCTCCGCGAAGTCCTTGGGCGGCATGCTGGGTCAGTCTGGGTGGGCCGGGGTGAGAACCAAGCCCAATGGCAGCTGCTCCAGGCGGCGGTAAGCTTGGTGGAGAAGTGTGAAGACGCCGACCGGCAACTGCCGGATCACGCTCGCAGCCAGGAGGCGCTAATCGACTTCTACACGTCGAATCTTCGTGAGGTGGATCGCCTTCAGCGTGAGTTTGAGCAGGCCGAACGCGACCTGCTCATCAAGCAGGATGGCGTAGAGGAGGTCGTGCCGCATGCCCGGGCGGCGTATCGGAGACTCATTGATAAGGTGCAGGATCTCTTCGTTCGGCACCTGGAGGAATCCGGCTGGCCTCCTGCGGGACGGCTGGCAAACGCAGATGTATTCGACAAGCTCATTGTCCCCAAACTCCAAGAGAGCGGCCGACGCGTTGCGGTTTTGCTGATAGACGCCCTGCGGTATGAACTGGGCGTGGAGTTGGAGAAGCAGCTTGTCGAGGACGGCCAAGTTGAGATGCAGGCGGCCTTCGCCCAACTGCCCAGCGTCACACCGGTCGGCATGGCCAGCCTGTTGCCCGGAGCTGGTAGCGATCTGAAGCTCATTCAGAAGGACGACCAGATGACTGTGGCCCTGGGCGATCAAGCCTTGCCTCAAGTCACACAGCGGATGGACGTGCTGCGGAAGCGCTACGGCGACCGCTTTGCAGAGATGCTGCTGACCGAGTTCGTTCGCGGTAAGGCTGAGATCGACGGTTCGGTTGAGCTACTCGTGCTTCGCAGTACGACGATTGACAAGCATATGGAATCGACGCCGGAGATGGCGCTAAGGCTGATTCACGAATCGCTCAAGTCGATCCGGGTCGCGATCCACAAGCTGCGCGGCCAGGGATTCAAGGACGCGGTCATCGTCACTGACCACGGTTTCTACCTGAATACCGCCATCGAAGCGGGCGATGTATGCGCCAAGCCACAGGGCAACTGGGTAACGATCCATGGACGAATGCTCCTGGGGGATGGCTCTTCGGATGCCGCCAACTTCGTGATTCCTGCGGAGAACCTTGGTGTTCGAGGCGACTTCAGTCAACTCGCCGGTCCTCGGGCTATGGTGCCGTACCGCGCGGGCGAGTGGTATTTTCACGGTGGCGCATCGCTGCAGGAGGCAGTCGTGCCGGTGATCGCGGTGCGACTGCAAGCAGCTGAGGAGAAGGCAGGCAAACAACCGACAGTGGCGCTGAACTACAAGCGTGGCGCGAAGAAGACTACGACACGACTGCCCGTGGTCGAGGTCAGCGTTGGCGCCGGAGATCTGTTCTCGATGGGGTCGAGTTTCGAGGTACTGCTGGAAGCACAGAACAAGAAGGGCGACGTAGTCGGCGAGGCGAAGCCTGGCGGGCCGGTGAATCCGGCGACGCGAACGCTCTCGATCAAGCCCGGTGAGACACTGCAAGTGACGCTGCGGATGGACCTTGAGTTTGAGGGCAAGTTCACGGTGAAGGCTCTGGACCCGACGACGTTGACCACGTTCAGCAAGGTGGACCTCGAAACCGACTATACGGTGTAAGATATGGCAAATGACGCGTTGGACGAAAAGCTTCTCGGTGTCTTCGGCGGCAAGGTTGTGCGCAAAGACCTGCTCCACCGAATCAAGAAGGGCACGAACGTGCCGACGTTCGTGCTCGAGTTCCTATTGGCTCGGTATTGCGCCAGTGATGAGCCTGCGGAGATTCAAGCTGGGCTTGAAGCTGTTCTCGCGACACTTCAGGACAACTACGTGAAGCCTGACGAGGCCAATGCCGCCCAGTCGACGGTAGCCACCAAGGGCAAACACCGTTTCATTGACAAGGTTCACGTTCGGTATGTTGAGAAGGAGAAGAAGCACTGGGCGGGTCTCGAGAATTTCAACTCCCAGCGAATCGCCATCGCAGAGAAGTTCTACCGCGACAACGACCGTCTTCTTGAGGGTGGTATCTGGGCCGAGGTGACGATTGGCTACAACGAGATCGAAGACGATGATTACGCCTTCTATGTCGAGGATCTCCGTCCGATCCAACTCAGCCGATTTGACTTCGACGGCTATGTCAAGGGACGCCAGGAGTTTTCCCGCGATGAATGGATGGACGTGGTGCTTCGCTCCGTTGGTCTGGAGCCAAGCAAGATTTCCGAGCGGCTGAAGTTTCACTTCGTGGCCCGGCTGGCGACACTCGTGGAGCCAAACTTCAACTTCATCGAGTTGGGCCCGCGTGGGACGGGTAAGTCCTACTTCTTCAGCGAATTCTCGCCATATTCCACGCTGATCAGCGGCGGCCAGGGGACCAAGGCGACGCTTTTCTATAACAACGCCCGCAAGCGAATCGGACTCGTGGGGTTCTGGGACACCGTGGCCTTCGACGAGGTAGCAGGGATTAAGATCAGGGATCCCGACACCATCCAGATCATGAAGGACTACTTGGCAAACGGCCGATTTTCGCGAGGCGTCGAAGTGATCGCCGATGCCAGTATGGCATTCGTGGGCAACATCGACCATTCGATCGAGCAACTTGTGCACTCGACCGAACACGATCTGTTCATCCCCTTGCCCAAGGAGTTTGACTTGGCGGTGATGGATCGCTTCGCCTGCTACCTGCCAGGATGGGAGATGCTCAAGAACAGCAGTGAATACCTCACGATGAACTACGGCTTCATCACGGATTACATGGCTGAAGCATTCCACTACCAGTTCTCTCACACGAATCGCTATGAAGAGGTGACAAGGCGGATCAAACTGGGGAAGGCGGTGGAGGGGCGGGACGAGAAAGGTATCAAGAAGACGGCCTGCGCCTTACTGAAGATTCTACACCCCGAAGGCCCGCCGGACGACAGGGAGTTCGAGCAATACGTTGCCTATGCGGTCGAATGTCGTCGACGAGTCAAGGAGCAGATGAATAAGCGCAAGCCAGACGACGAGTTTTCCAGGATCAACTTGTCCTACTTCACGACGGATGGTGAGGAAGTGATTGTCTACTGCCCCGAGTCCAAGAATGCCCCAGCAACGCAGGAGCCCCTGCGCCGGTCGCTCTCGAAGGCATCCATGGCGGGGACTGGGACTGACTCAGTTGAAGCCGACGTAACAGCGGACGTGGATCCGTCAGTGATGGCGGCAACACCTGATGGTGACGCAGTAGTTGCTGAGCCAGAAGTCGCTGAGAATCATGGAGCATCAACTGGACTGGAGCTTAAGGAGCAGCATTTCACGATGCTCTACGGTGACACGGGATACAGCTATGAATCGATCATCTCCCCATACCTGCAGGGCGCGAATGAGGTCATCGTAGAGGATCCTTATGTTCGCCTGACCCATCAGATACAGAACTTCGTTCGAGTCTGCGAGGCGGTGATCAAGCATTCGACTGTCAAGCGAATCAAATTGGTAACCAGTTACGACGAGAACACCTCACTTGACGAGGTCCGAGATCGACTGGAAGAGCTTAAACAAAGTCTTCTGGAGGTCGACGTCGTGCTGGAAATCGAACTCAACCCAAACCTGCACGACCGTGAGATCAGGATTGACAATGGGTGGATGATCAAGATTGGCCGCGGCCTGGACTTCTACCAGAAGCCGACGACATGGTTCTGCGTTGGCGCACATGACATGGCCCTTCGTCCATGCTTGGAGACGAAAGTGGATATCTACCGCCATCAGAACAAGTAGCCTGTTTCCCGGTTCACGGTGAGCGTGAGCCCGTTAGGCTTCGGCTCGCATTTCCAGGGAGACCAGGAATGGAGCAGAAGCGATTCACGGAAGACCGGTATGACGTGAACCGTTGTGGCCGCAGGGCGACCGCAACCACCGGGGGCCGTGTCATGGGAGGTGGCCCAACCCCCTGTTAACCCGATCTCCGAGGTCGACGAGAGAGTCAGAGAGTTCTTTGGCGGAGGGGCGTGAGAGGGGTGGCTGGGCGACGGCAGATGCGCTCTCTGGCCGCGGGCCGGAGAGAGCTTGGGGCGGTCGAGACAGGCGCAAGTTCTTGCGAATACTCGCGGTAAACGCGAGACGCCGCGGCTGGCTGGCCACGGTGCCTTGCGTTAACCGGCGAGGCCAACCGGTTCTAGCCGGTTGGCCTCACTAGCGGGGGCGGGATTCGAACCCGCGACCTCCGGGTTATGAGCCCGACGAGCTACCAGACTGCTCTACCCCGCGGTCGTAAGGGTATGCTACGCCCCGGTTGAGGC